CCCGAGTGGCCAAAGGGGACGGACTGTAAATCCGTTACTTTATGTTTCGGTGGTTCAAATCCACCCTCCTCCACCAATTAAATTTTACAAAATAATAAGATTAATTACCTATATGCGGGTGTAGCTCAGTGGTAGAGCCCCAGCCTTCCAAGCTGGTTGCGAGGGTTCGATTCCCTTCACCCGCTCCAATTAAGCACCTATAGCTCAGCTGGATAGAGCAACGGACTTCTAATCCGTGTGCCGGAGGTTCGAATCCCCCTAGGTGCGCCAATAATAGTGGGGTGTCGCCAAGTTGGTAAGGCACAAGACTTTGACTCTTGCATTCCACAGGTTCGAGTCCTGTCACCCCAGCCAATATGGTTCATTAGCTCAGATGGTAGAGCACCTGACTTTTAATCAGGGTGTCCCGGGTTCGAGTCCCGGATGAGCCACCAAATGTGGAGAGGTATCGAAGTGGTCATAACGAGGCGGTCTTGAAAACCGTTTGGGGGCAACCCCGCGTGGGTTCGAATCCCACCCTCTCCGCCATTTTAAATTACTTTATTTAGGAGAAATACTCAAGTGGCTGAAGAGGCTCCCCTGCTAAGGGAGTAGATCCTTAACGGGATGCGAGGGTTCAAATCCCTCTTTCTCCGCCAAGAATATATGATTTATTCTTGGGCCTTTAGCTCAGTTGGTTAGAGCGCCCGGCTCATAACCGGTAGGTCCCGGGTTCGAGTCCCTGAAGGCCCACCAATTTATTTCTTGATTTATTCAAGAAATATTTTTTTATAATGTTGAAATCATTTCCTAAATAAAGTACGTGCCCAGATAGCTCAGTCGGTAGAGCAAAGGACTGAAAATCCTTGTGTCGCTGGTTCGATTCCGGCTCTGGGCACCAAGGGGATTAGTTCAGTGGTAGAACGTCGGTCTCCAAAACCGGATGTCAGGGGTTCAAGTCCTCTATCCCCTGCCACTAAAAGTAGTAAGCGAACACGCTTTTAATGTTGATAATTCAACGTTTACTTGTGTGTTGCTTGCTACTATTTTTTTTATTAAAGTTTGGATAACTTTTTTTTGATGTTTTCTATCCTTAAACAAGTTGTTTTTATTTATATAAAAATATTCTCTTACTTCATCAAGTGTGATGTGTTCTTTTTCAGTTATTTTTGATAGATTAAATTTGAGTTCTTGTTTTTGTTGTTCTAATGAGTTTACTTTTTCAATTATTTGATCACTTATTAATCCTTTTGCTATTGCTTTTGAGTATTGATCTATTTCTTTTGTTATTTCTTTTATTTTGTTTTCTAATACTTCTTTTTCATTGTTGTCTTCTGTAAAATCATTTATTGATTGGTATGTTGCTTGTATAAATTGTTCTATGTTATTTTTATAAAAGATTACATCTGTTAGAAATTCGCATATTTGTTTTTCTAATTTATCGGCGCGCTCCCAAGTGTTACAGTGTTTACACTTATAATAATAATATTTACGTCCACCTTTACCACGTCCAGATGATCCAATCATTTTATGAATTGTTCCATCTTCGCACTTGTGGTAAATAATTCCAGATAGGAGATAGTCGTAATCCGATTTTTTGCTTGATCTGATTTGTTTTACTTTCATAATTTCTTGCGCCTCTTCATATGTTTTTGCATCAATTATTGGGTCTATTACATTTTCGGCTATGAATTCTCTTTCTTTACCTAGATTTTTAACGTAATCACCCTTGTAAAGACGTCTTTTTAATATTGAATATATCATTGAGTTGTTTGTGAATTTGTTGCCCGCTTTTGTTCTGTATCCGTTTGTGTTTAGATATTTCATAATATCTGCGTATGTGTAATGTAATAGATACATTTCAAATATCTTTTGTACGCCTTTTGCTTCTTGTTCGTTTATCTTATATTGTCCATCTACTATATCGTATCCATAAGGTACGTTTCCACCTATGAATTTATAGCTACGCATGTTTTCGTCGATTCCTTTTTTTACTTCACGTGATAGGTTAGCGGAGTAGTATTCTGCCATACCTTCGAGGACTGATTCCATTATGATTGATTCAGGGGAGCCGTCGATGTTTTCTAATACGCTGAGTAGTTGTTTGCCATTCTTTTTAAGTTTTAATTTATAGCTTGCGCTATCATATCTATTTCTTGCAAATCTATCTAATTTGTGAACTATTACATAGTCGTATTCTTTATATCTGCTTTCTTTAATCAGTTTTAAAAACTGTGGGCGATTATCCGTTGTGGCGCTTTTTGCGTGGTCTTCGTATGTTTTTATTAGTTTGATGTTATTTTGTATGCAATACGCGTCTATTGCTCTTTTTTGTGCTTGTATTGATTCTTCTCTTTGTCCCGCGCTTGAGAATCTAACATAAGCCACTGCTGTTTTCATATTTTAACTCCTTTTTATGTTAATTAAAGAGCATACGTGATATAATAAGTTTGTGAATTGTGAGTATATTACGTATGCTCAGGTGCCTCTGTGTTATACACGGAGGCATTTTTATTTTTAAGTACATTTAGTGCTTAATTGTTGATGTGTAAAGTGGCAGCTAATTTGCCTAATATTTGTATGAGTTTTCTTCGTTTATATCATCAATTAATCTATCTAAGTTGTATTCAGTTGTTTCAAAATCTTCTAATACAGAATAAAAGATATCTTTTATTTGATCTATTCCAAATATTGAATAATCAAGGTGTTCTTTTATAAAATCAATTTCATTTGGATCAAAATATTCATAGTGATTTTTTATATCTGTTACTAAGTATTTATTTAATCTGATATATGGTAAATGTGTTCTTTTTAAATTGATATCCGAAATGATATCATCTAGTCCTGAAATTTCTATCGTTAGCATTTTTGTAGCAATTTTCACTATGTTTTTGTAATCTTTGTTTTCGGAGAATATCTTATGCAAACTTGATAGATTTAGCCAAGCTTGATTATATTTCTTGTAATCCATGTTTTTTTGAAGTTTATGAAGTAGAATGCAAAGAGAGATGATTTCTCCATTTACATTCGTATTTTCAAGTTTCAATTTTTCCCACATGCTTTTATATTCTAACGCATCTATCATAAAATCGTGGTTATGATAATAAATCCATGGTTTGTTATCTAATAAAAAGTTTTTGCCTAATTCAGACAAAACATATATATTTTTACCGTTAAAATTTACAGCTACATCATTATCAATAATACGTTGTATCAGTTCATCTTTATTGCCTGTTTGTTTTAAGTTGGAATCTTTTAAATACGCTTTTAATTCTGAAACTTTTAAAGTTTTTAGCGCATGTTCTTTACTACATTTTTCTAAATACATGTTGTCTATTAATTCTTGATGCACTTTTTTAGTGTTTTTAATTCCGTATTTATAGAAAAAATATTGCGGATATTGTGACGGATATTCTTTTCCGTTGCACCAGTTTAGTAAAACAACTTTAGAAATGTGATCCCATAAATTATCTTTTTTAGGATGTTCTTCTATTTTTGGTTCTATTTTGTTGGAATCTTTTTCTGTTTTAATATCTGAATCCTCAGATATTAAAACATTATCGTTTTTTGTTTCAGTTTCATCATTTAATCCAAATAGTTTTTTTAAAATGCTCATAATAACTCCTAACTTAGTGTTACATTGTACATGATAACTTTACCTATTATATTTACATTTTCATATTCAAGGTCATAAATAATATCGGTGTAAATTGGATTTGTTGATTCTGGTCTAAATATTATTCTGTTTTCGGCTTCGTCTTTATAATATCGCTTAACTGAATAATTGTAGTTGTTGTTAAATACAACAATATCACCATTTTTAATATCTAAATTACTATTAAATTCCAATATACCTATTAATGAGCCATCTGGTATGATTTTGTCCATACTATCGCCTATAATGTGCATGAATAATACGTCTTCATTGGCGTATTTACCTAACATAGAATCAGGAACTGATAAGCTTGAATAATTTTGTTTTCCATCAATAGTTAAAGGTTGTCCAGCGGAAGCTTTATCATCTATGTATCTATATGTTTTCATAACGTTAGCACGTCCAACAAATGTTACTTCGTTCTTTTTATGATTATCTATATCAACATCGTATCCCATTAACCATGCAGGGGATACATCTAACGCTTTAGATAGCATATAAATTTTATCTTGTTTAGCTTCGTATTTATTATTTATCCAATCGCTTATTGACGATGCCCTTATTCCCGAAAGTTCGGATAATTCTTTTTGATTAATTTTTTTTATTTCCAATATTTCTTTTAATCTTTTTGGTAAACTTGAAATTTTATCGTTGTTCATAAGTCTCCTCCTAAATATATAATACAGTTTTCAGTATAAAAAAGCAAGAATATTTAAAAAAAAATACAGAAAACTGTTGACAAGAACGGAAAGCCGTATTATAATATAATTAACAAATCATTTGATAAGGGGGTGAACTGTAGAATATGACTGTAATATATGATTATTCAAAGCTACGAGGTTTAATAAAAGAATATTTTGGAACAATGAAAAACTTCGCAAATTATTTAGGCATTTCAGAGACAAGCTTAAACTTAAGGTTACAAAACAAACTTCCATTTAAGCAAGATGAAATCTATAAATCTTTAATTGGATTTAAGAAAAACGGAGAAGATCTAGACAAGATATTTTTTTGCAATCAAAATACGGAAAAGCGTATATAATTAAAAGGAGAATGCACATGAATGAATTAAAAATATTTCAAAATAGCGAATTTGGAGAGATAAGAACAGTTACCAAAAACAATGAACCATGGTTTGTGGCAATAGATGTATGCAATGCGTTAGACCTTAAAAATCCTACAGTATCAGTTGGAAGATTAGATGAAGATGAGGTGACTAAGTTTAACTTAGGCGGCTTAAGTGGAGAATCTAATATCGTAAGTGAATATGGATTATACAATTTGATTTTAGCAAGTAGAAAAAAGGAAGCGAAAAAGTTTAAGAGATGGATCACTCATGAAGTTATACCAACAATTAGAAAACATGGAGCGTATATGACAAGTGAGGTTATCGAAAAGACTTTAAGTGATCCAGACTACCTCATAAGACTTGCTACTAATTTGAAGGAAGAAAAAGCAAGGAGGGCATTAGCAGAAGCACAAATCGAAAAAGATAAGCCGAAAGTATTATTCGCTGACAGTTGTGAAGTTGCTGAAAACTCAATACTGATAGGCGAGTTTGCTAAAAGATTAAAGCAAAACGGATTTGATATTGGGCAAAATAAGTTGTTTGAATGGTTAAGACAACACGATTATTTATGTAAGAGTGGTGAACGCAAAAACTTGCCAACACAATACTCAATGGAACGTGGATTGTTTGAAGTTAAAACTAGAATAATGAGTAATCCTAACGGAAGTGTTAGAACAACATCAACAACTAAGATTACGGGTAAAGGACAAATATACTTTACTAATAAATTTTTAGGAGCGTAGGTATGAACAAAGAAATACTAATAAATGACATAAATTTGAGTGAACAAGCTATTAAAGAGGTTAGTAAGCTTATTGCTATTAAGTTTATGGAAGATAGGGCAGAAAAAAGAAGAGAAGAGGTAAGAAGGGAGTTAGGTTATGGAAAAAAGAGTATCGGATTTTAATGATGAGGTTTGGGCAAAATTTAAGAGATCAAAAGATGTAAGTAAAAGAAGAAGTATTGGAAATTGTAAAAAAATTAAGAGAAAAAGAATTGAAAAAGTAGATAGACTTGATGATATGAGAACTGTTGGCAATTTATGTATTATGCTTTTGAAGTTTTTCGTACTTTTAAATATTTTGGTGATCACTTCAAGAATGCTTTAATTTATGAAAAAGAAATCGAGAGAATTCGTAGAAGGAGAAATTATTACAAAAAAGGATATACATCGTGCTTGGCTTAAAAGTATGGAGAAACGTGATGATGATGTGTTATTCAGGGCAAGACTTTTTAAAAAGATGGCAAAAAGAGGTGTAAAAAATGGCAGTAGGTAGAAAGGATTATTTCGAAAGAAAAGAATTAAGAGTTGAAAGATTAAGAGAAAAAGCAGACAAGATGAGATCTGAAAGCGTAGATGCTTTTAGAGACGCGAGAAAAATACAAGACAGTATTCCTATGGGTCAGCCAATTCTGATAGGACATTACTCAGAAAAGAGATCGAGACGAGATAGAGACAGAATTGATGCAAACATAAAAAAGAGCATAGAAAAGCAAGAGCAAGCTGAATATTACGATGAAAAACTTGCAGCAGCTGAAAATAATAAAGTTATCAGCAGCGATAATCCACAAGCAATCGAGCTTTTAGAAGATAAGATATCAAAATTAAAGGCAAGACAGCAAAGGTACAAAGATATGAATAAGTATTACAGAAAGCATAAGACGATGGTAGGTTTTGAAGATTTAAGCGACGAGAAAGCAGCAGAAATCAACAAAAGAATTGATGAAGATTATAGTTTTAATAAAAAACCTGCACCTTCATATATTCTTAGCAATTTAAACGCGATGATTAAGTCGACAGAAAAAAGACTGGAACAGTTAAAAGAACTAGATGAAATGGAGTATGAAGAAATAGAATTTGATAATTGTACAGTCATTTCAAATGACAAAACAAATCGTGTAGAAATGCATTTTGGATATAAGCCAGGCGAAGATGTGAGATCACTATTGAAAAGAAAAGGGTTCAAGTGGTCTAGAAATAACGAATGTTGGCAAAGAATGAGAAACAAAAATAGTCTGAATACAGCTATTAGTTTGGCTAAAGAAATAGATGAAATGTAAAGGAGAAAAAATATGAAATTTAGAACAACAATAGACTTTGATATTACAGATGAATGTTTAGAGTACTTTTATGATAATTCAGTATATAAGCTAAAAGGAGAATTGGATGAGTATTTTAAACACAGAATAGTGATTGATTTTCAAAAGAGTGAGGGTATGCAAGGATATTATCGTGGAACAGATATTAAAGAAATATAAAAAAAGTGGCTGTATCTCACCACAAAATACAGCCAATCATGAAACTACATCCTTAAAAAAGGATTAATTAAATTATAACTTAAAATTAAAAGAATTACAAATATAAAGGAGTGTATATATGGTAGTAGGACAAAAAGAAATGGTGTACACGTGTGGAGATGGAGCGAAGTTTTTTTTCAAGAGAAGAAGCAAAAAGACACGAGGTACAACTTCAAGTTATGGAACTTATTAAAGACAGTGTATATGGGTACGAAAATAGTTTAGAAAAGGTTATAGAAGTAATTGTTGATAATTTTGATGAGATTGAAATGATTGTGAGGGATAAGTACTAATGAATTTATTTGAGCTAACTGAAAATTATGTGAAATTTTTTACTGAATTTGAAAATGCTGATGAAATTACAGATGAAATGCAAGAAATGGCAAATAATCTTAATGTTGAAATTGAGGAAAAGTGTGACAATTATGCGAAAATGATTAGAAACCTGGAAGCGGATGTTGAAGCTTTTAAAAATCAAGAAAAGATATTCAACGAAAAGAGAAAATCGGCAGAGAATAAAGTTAAATGGTTAAAGCAGAATTTACAAGCAAGTATGGAATTGCAAGGTAGGAAAAAGGTTAAGACTGATTTGTTTAGTTTTAACATTCAAAAGAACACTCCTAGCCTTGAAATAAAGGACGAAAAGAGCATAGACGATAGTTACTATGTAATAGAACGCAAGCTCAACAAGAGAGAGCTTTTAAATGATATTAAAGAGGGTTTGATTGTTGATGGTGTTGAATTAAAACAAACAGAAAGTTTGAGGATAAGATAATGACAATTTATGAAAAGCTATTAAATATTCAGACGAGTTTAAAAGCTCCAAAAAGTCAAAAAAACGACTTCGGTAATTATAATTATCGAAGTTGTGAGGATATTTTGGAAGCTGTTAAGCCTTTTTTAAAAAAAGAAAAATGTGTGTTGGTTATAAATGATGAGGTTCAAAAAATAGAAAATAGATATTATTTAAAGGCTGTTGTGAACTTGATTGATGTTGAAAACGGCGAAAGCATAACGGCTAGTGCTTTTGCAAGAGAAGAAGAAACTAAAAAAAAGATGGACGGTTCACAAATAACAGGAGCTAGTAGTTCATACGCACGCAAATATGCTTTAAATGGATTATTTGCAATAGATGATACAAAAGATAGCGATGCTACTAATCAACACGATAAAAAGCAAGTTAGCGCATCTCAACAGTCTATAATAAAGCAACAAATTGCGGAGATATTGAAAGTTAAAGGGATAAGCTTTGATAAGCTAACAGAAGTAATAAAGGTTAAATTCAAGAAACAAAAATTTGATGAATTAACGGCGAATGAGCAACAAAAATTATTAAATGAAGTGAGGGCATGGTAGATGAATAATGTAAGTTTAATGGGTAGATTGACAAGAGATGTTGATTTAAGGATGACAAATAGTAATTTAGCAGTTGGAAGATTTAATGTTGCTGTAGATAGAAAATTAAGCAAAGAAAAAAGACAAGAAGCAGAGAAAAACAATCAACCTACGGCAGATTTTATCGGATGTATCGCATTCGGAAAAATGGCTGAAAATATAGCAACTTATTTCAGAAAAGGACAAAGAATAGCTGTATCAGGTCATATTCAAACTGGATCATACGAAAAAGATGGGCAAAGAATTTATACAACTGATGTTGTTGTTGATAGTTTTGATTTCGTAGAATCAAATAGCAGCAGTACAAATAATAACCAAGGATATAGCAATCCAGCTGATTTGGGTATGACGGGAGCTGAATCATTTGATAGTGATTTGCCATTTTAGGTGATGTAAATGGCTTATGGTTGGATTAGTATTCATAGGAAGATACAAGACAACATAATATGGAATGACAAACCTTTTAATCGCGGAGCTGCTTGGATTGATTTAATAATGTTGGCTAATCATGAGAACAAGAAAATCATTTTTAATGGAAGCATGGTTGAAATAAAAAGGGGCGAAAAAATAACGTCCCTTAGAAAACTATCTGAACGCTGGGGTTGGAGTAGAGGAAAAACAAAAAAGTTTTTAAATTTGTTAAAAGACGAGAATATGATTGAGTTTAAAACTGACCACCAAAAAACAACGTATAAAATTGTAAATTACAATGTTTATCAGAATGAAGATTTAGATAAAAGAGCCACAGAAAAGCCACTGAATGACCAGCAAAAAGCCACAGAAAAGCCACTGAATGACCAGCAAAAAGCCACAGAAAAGCCACTGAATGACACAAACAATAATATAAATAATTACAATAATGTAAATAATAATAACGGTGTTGATCAATCAGAATTGAATTTGGATGATCCAAAGTTGGCTGAGCTAATAAAACTGTACGAGGATTGTGGTTTTGGTTTGATATCTCCGTATAGTGCTAATATGCTGAGGGATTATATGGAAATGTATAGTTTTCAGTGGGTAAAAGAGGCTATTCAAATAGCAGAGCAGAATAATATTAGGACTTTGGCATATATAAATGGGATCTTGAAGAAAAAGAAATCAGGAACGGATAAGCCTAGAAACAATTACGGAAAGAAACAAACGTATTACAGACCAAAAAAGGACGATGAATTATCTGAGGAATCAAGAAACTTAAACAACAAAATTATAAGTAATTTCATGGAGAAGACGAAAAAAGAAGAAGTAAATACAAATGCTATTGCTATGCAGAGAATGCAAGAGGAGTTTAAAAAGATGAGGGAGAATAATGAGAAGATATAGCAAGTATAATGCGAAAAAGACAATTGTAGATGGACACCCATTCGACAGCAAGAGAGAAGCTGAAAGATATTGTGAATTGAAATTGTTTGTAAGAGCAGGAGAAATAAGGAATCTAGAGTTGCAGCCTAGATTCCTGTTACAAGATGAATTCTTTGACAAAAACGAGATAAAACATAAAAAGATTGAGTATGTGGCAGATTTTATGTATATTGACAAATGCGGAAAAACTATTGTAGAAGATGTTAAAGGTGTTTTAACTGATGTATATAAAATCAAGAAAAAGATGTTTTTAAAGATATATGATGATCAGTACGAATTTAGGGAGATAAGATGAAAGGCTGGCAAGATTACGAAATAAGAATATGTAAGTCGCAGATTAGAAATCACGGTGGGGAGAGTTTTACGAAGGTCTGCGAGTTTATTAGTAATGTTTTGAGCAGGGATAAGTCTGCGGTTAGTAGATTTTTGAAAATGAATGACGAGCTTGTAGCGTTTAGAAGGCTGTATGATGTATTAACTTGGAATGAGAAACTTGAAAAGAGGCTGATGGAAGAAGCGGACACTGAAGTTGAAGAGGAGCTTGCAAATGGCGGATTGGTTAAGAAAGGTGATTTCAAGATTAACTATGATAAACAACCTAAAAGGACGTATGGTAAAAGCTGTATAAGCGACAAATTCGAAATTGGTAAGCGTTATTATGTATCGAATCGCTGCGGAGAAAGAAACAATAGTACTTACAGGATAGATGGCAATGCTACACTAATTAAAAAGACTGATAGAATTGCGATATTTGATTTCAAAAAATACAAGGCGGCATTTTTATGGAATTGCTATGGGATTGACTGGAAAGCTAAGGGATTAAAGTGATGAAGACTAAAGAATTTATTGAAAAAGTTGAGAAATTAGGATTTACTATAGAATACTACAAAAATCCGTTTTCTAACATCAAATCAAATTGTGACTATGATTTAATTACTATATCCGCTAATAATCAAGTTCTAGTTAAGATTTGGGCAAATTGTCAATACGCAATTAGTACTATATCGGACGGACATTCTTGTTATTTGTATGGATATGATGTTGATGAATTATATAAAGTGTGTTTTGAATACGTAAAAATACCTGTCAAGGATAGGGAAGATAAAGAAAAGAAGTTTTATTTAAGACATAAATTTTTATGTGATAACGCAGGTCTGAGTTCGTTTGATGTGTATTTAAATCATAGATTCGAAGATGGTAGTTATTTTATATATGGTTCGGGGCAAAATAAATTTGTGAAGTCTCAATTTACCGTTAAAGATATTGAGGAAATCAAAGAAAAATTTAATACGGATTTAAGTGATTTTGAAATGGTAGAGGTGGAAGATGAAAAAGTTTAAAATATATTTTGAGTTTGAACCTTATGATTACTGGACTAAAAATGATGTGAAAGAGATGATTGAAAAAGTCATAGATCCTATATATCATTTAGGGGATTCAAGTATCAGTGAAATAAATATAGAAGAAATCGAGGTAGAAGATGACAATTAAAGAAGTTGAAAAACTACTTTTAGCTTGCGAGGTTGATTTTGAGGAATTGAAAAGTAATATATTTAGAAATCAATCAAATGCAAGTGAAGATGATAACGCAGATATAAATGCAATGTTGATAAACAGGATTAGGAAAAATATTAATTCAAGACTTTATCAAATTGAAATCGGGAGGTATAGATGAGTAATAACTTAAAAATCAAGTTAGCTATGTGTGCTTTTTGGATAGTTTTGATTTTTGCAGGCGTAGATTATGACAGTATTATTTTATCAATTGTGTTAGTTAGTTTTGTAGAATATATTTTTGATGAAGAAAAAAGGAGAAAAAAAGAATGAATTTTGAAGAATTAAAAACAAAAGTAGAAGAATGGGCAAACGACAAGGACTTATTACACAGCGAAAATGCTGAAAAACAATTTTTGAAATTTATTGAGGAAGTTTTTGAATTTAAGAGTGAGATGGACCTTATACACATATTGGGTGGAAATGAGCTTAATTCTCATGATATGATGCTTGAAATGGGAGATATTTTTGTAACGCTGATTATTTTATGTAATCAACTTGGTATAGATCCTGTAGAGTGTTTGGAAATGGCTTATAAGAAGATTTCAAAGAGAAAAGGAAAGACTGTGAATGGTTTGTTTGTCAAAGAGGAAGATTTATAGGCTGATGACTAAAAAAGAGCTGCAAAGAATCTATTTATTAGATTTGAAGATTAGTGCGGATATCAAGGAGTTAGAAAAGCTTAACTCCTTGAAGTATTCGATTAGATCACCTTCCGCTTTTGGAGAAAAGGTTCAATCAAGTGTAAGAAATGATAATGATCTGATTGAAAAGATTGTGGATTTGGAAAGTAAAATCAATAAGAATATTAGCGAACTAATCAATCTGAGAGAGAATTACAAGAAAAGGATTAGCGACGTGGATGGAGAATACGGCATTTTACTTAATTTGAGATACATTCAGTGTTTGAAATGGCATGAGATCGCGAAGATTATGCACCGAAGTGTTGAGATGATATACAAAATGCATGGAAAGGCATTAAATATCGTGAAAGATATGTAAAGTGTACAGTAAATTACAGTAAATTACAGTATGAAGTATGATATAGTGATATTGAAAAGAATTGAGCAAAAATAATTTTTTGTTTAGTTTCATATCACTCCAATTAAATTTTATACATAAGAAGGTCGATACGCTGGTATCGGCTTTTTTATTGGAGTTAAAGAATTTAGGATTATCTAATTGTGGATAGTCCTTTTTTATTTGGAAAGCGAGGTGATGTGCTTTGAAGAAATTGACAATTAAACAGAAGAAGTTTGCTGATGAGTACATCATTAGCGGAAATGCTACACAAGCGGCCATTAAGGCGGGATATAGTGAAAAAACTTCTACAGTTATTGGTGCTGAAAACTTAACAAAACCTAATATAAAAGCTTACATAGACGAAAGAATGAAAGAACTTGACGAAGAATCAATCGCCAATCAAAAAGAGATACTACAATTGATTACAAAACATGCGAGAATGGAAACTGTTGAACATAATGTAACAAAAGATGGGCGAGTTGTTAAAACTCCAACATCTCCTTCTAATTCTCTTAAGGCTTTGGAGTTGTTAGGAAAGGTTAATCAAATGTTTACTGATAAAGTTGACCTAAACTCAACAGAAGGGATTAAGATTATCGATGATATCGGCTAGGTTATCAACGCTTGTGAATCCATGTTTTGTGGAGTTGCATAAAAAGATTAAGAATAAAGAGCATCTCAGATATGTTCTGAAAGGTGGCCGTGGATCAGGTAAGTCTTTTATGATTTCAATTGAGCTTATATTGGATTTGATTAAAAATCCTATATCCGTATTGTGTGTTCGAAAGGTCGGCAATACGCTTTATGAATCGGTTTATGAGCAGTTAAAAGAGGCAGTTGATGTATTAGGTGTCGGTGCTTATTTTAACTTCGGTAAAAGCCCTTTAAAGATTACTTATTTACCACGTGGTAACTCAATTATATTCAGAGGTGCTGATGATCCATCGAAAATCAAATCGTTAAAGGTTGCGAAGTTTCCAGTCGCGACTTTATGGATTGAGGAGCTTGCAGAGTTTAAGACAGAGGAAGAAGTTTCTATGATTGAGAATTCTGTTCTTCGTGCTGAACTTGAAGATGGTTTATCATATAAGCTTATTTATTCATACAATCCACCTAAAAGAAAGCAATCATGGGTAAATAAGAAATTTGAATCGCAGTTTGTATCAAATTCTACATATGTTCATCACTCAACATATTTAGATAATCCGTATATATCTCAAGTATTTATCGATGAAGCTGAACATATTAAAGAAATACAGCCGCTAAAATACGATTGGGAATATATGGGAAAAGCTATCGGGTCAGGTGTTGTTCCTTTTGATAATTTGGTGTTTAGAGAGATATCAAGAGACGAAATCAACAACTTTGATAATATTCGTCAAGGTCTTGACTGGGGATATGCTACTGATCCATTAGCTATGATTAGATTACATTACGATAAGACAAGAAGAAGAGTATTTATATTTGATGAGTTGTACGGAGTTAAGATTTCAAATAGAGAGGCAGCAGAGCTTATCAAGAAAAGACATTTTGATGATACAAGAATAATAGCCGATAGTGCTGAGCCGAAATCCATAGCAGAGGTTAAAAGCTATGGAATACAAATTGTAGGAGCTGATAAGAAGCCAGGTTCTGTGGAGTTTGGTGAAAAATGGCTTGATGATTTGGAAGCTATTATCATTGATCCTAAGAGGTGTCCGAATACTGCTAAGGAATTTGAGAACATAGATTATCAAACGGATAGATGGGGAGATACAATCGCAAGATTGGAAGATAAAGATAATCACAGTATTGATGCTACAAGATACGCATTGAGCGAAGATATGATTGAAAGAAAGATAAGATCCATAAGCAAGTCCGCTTTTGGATTATGATGAGGTGTTAATTATGTTTAGGACTTTAAAAGAAGAACTCACACCACAAGAAGTGGGAGAATATATAAAAAGACATAAATCTAAAATTAATAGATATCAGAGATTACAGAGCTATTATTTAGGAGAGCATGACATATTACAAGATGGTGCCGCTGACAAAGATAAGGATAATAAACTTGTCAATCCATATCCTAAGTACATTACTGATTTTAACGTCGGATTTTTTATGGGTCAATCCATAAAATACACAGCTACGGCACTAGATGAAGAAGAAGACGATAGATTCTTAGAAGAATATCAAAGAGTTTGCAATTACAACAATGAAGCGAAAGAAAATCTGAAACTTGCGAAGACTTGTTCAATTAAGGGAGAAGCGTATGAGATTTTGTGGATAGACTTAAATGGAAATATTAAGTTTAAAGCCATAGAACCTGATAGCGCTTTTTTAATTTACGATACGAGCATTGAGGATAGAGTTAAATTTGGGATTAGATACTATGTTTCAGAGGTTGACAAGAAAATCATTACTAATGCATATGTTTACGATGATAAAGCTTTTTATTATTACACTGACGAGGAAACAAGCGGGATATTCATGTTGGTTGAGACTAAGCCACATCCATTTGGAGCGGTTCCATTAATTCATTTCAAAAATAACGAGGAATTACAGGGAGACTTCGAACAGATTATAACATTGATTGATGCGTATAATCGCGAGCAATCAAACACGTTAAATGATATGGATCAATTTTCAGATGCTTATTTAGCTTTAACAAACTATGCGGCAACTGACAAAGAAGATATCGAAGGAATGAAAAAAAGAAGAGTGTTATTACTTGATTCTGATGGTGATGCTAAGTGGATTACTAAGGATGTTAATGACACCTGGATTGAAAACTTTAAGTTGAGATTAAACAAAGACATTCATAAGTTTAGCTTCACTCCTGATTTTGCAGATGAAAGTTTCGGTACTAATTTACCTGGAATATCACTAAGACTTAAGTTATTAACGGCTGAGGAATTGAGAAATACTAAGGAAATGTACTTTAGAGAATCAATATCTAAGCGTATGGATCTCATTGCATCATATTTAAATATCATAAACGATAGTGAATTGATTAGAAGCCAAATCAAAATGCAATTTTCTGATAGTTTGCCACAAAATATCCTTGAACTTACTCAAATAGTACAAAATTTAAGCAATGATGTATCTACTGAAACTAGGTTATCATTGCTTCCATTCATTGAAAATCCATCTGATGAAATGGACAAGAAAGAAAAAGAAGAACAAGAAAAAAGCGAAGAGGATTACTCAAAACTTGAATCAATGTTTAAGTTTAAAAACAAAAATACTGATCAAAAAGTAGTTGAAGAAGATGAAGAGTAAGGATTACTGGGAAAAGAGGTCTGCTGCGCAGTTGGTAGACTTATTGAAGAATGCTGATAATGTTATAAAAGAGCTTAAATTATCGTATGATAAAGCGATATTTAACATTAACACTTCGATTGAAAAATTGTACGGCAAGTTTGCTGAGGATAATAGAATATCAGTAAATGAAGCTATGAAGATTATTAAAGGCAAAGAATATCGCGAATGGCGAATGAGTATGCAAGAGTATCTCAAACGAATTGAACGCGGAGAAGAGCCATTACAATTAGAATTAGATGTATTAGCAATGCGCAGTAGGATTAATAGACTTGAATGTTTACAAGCTGAAATAATAGCTAATGCGACGATTTTAGCACAAGATGAGGATAAGACGGCTACTAAACATTTAACCGATGCACTTGAAAGCAGTTATAACAACACTATGTATGAATTTTACAAAGATAAAGACCCTGCGGTGCTTGATCTTATGAACAGACACAAAGTTGCTATATCGAAAGATTCTGTAAAAGAAATACTTCAACTTCCGTGGAGTGGCGCTAATTACTCAACTAGGATATGGAAAAGAAAATTCAACATCGCAAATAAAGTAAAAGAAATGGTAACGCGTAATATTCTGGAAGGTAAAAGCATTACTAACATTACAAGAGAAGTTTCTAAGGAATTTGGTGCAGAATACACGAATGCTTTGAAGACTTTAATTCACACGGAAACTGCTTTTGTTAAAAGCCAAGCAGATAAAGAGGTTTACAGTAAGCTTGGAGTTGAAGAATATGAATTTATGGCAACATTAGATAGAAGAACCTCAGAGATTTGTAGAGGTCTAGACGGAAAACATTTCAAGGTTGATGAAGCGGTGCCAGGAGAGAATTATCCTCCTATGCATCCACGCTGCAGGAGTACGACGATTCGCTATAAACCTGATAAATACGACACACATACGAGAATGGCAAGGGATAAAGACGGAAAAAACATCAAAGTTCCATTGGGAATGAAGTATGATGAATGGTACGAAAAGTATATAAAAAATGGCGAAAAAGGTAACCTTCCAATAATTAACACAGATAAGCAAGAAACCAAAAAAGAAGAAACGAAGAAAGCAAAAGAGAAAAAAGAAAACTTATCAAAAGATATTGAAAAGAAAGTGGAAGACAAAAAACAAGCCGAATCAAAACCTAAAGAGCGAAAGCCAACATCGGATGAGCTTGAAACAATTGAGTACTACGTAAGTGGTGATGGCATGTATATCAATGATTATTTACGAAACCGTAATACAGAAACAACGGGACCTATGGATAGTGAGGATAAAGAATTTATTAGAGACTTAGAAAAAGCGACTGACAGAAAACACTCACATAAAAAATTATATAGGTCAGTTGATGCTAGCGCTGTATTTGGCAAAATAACAGAGAGACAATGGGATGATTTAAGAGAACAATTAATATATGATATGAACAAAAAAGCAGAGCCTTTAATTAAAGATGCAATAGGAAAAGAAATCGAGGATAAAGGGTTCATGAGTACAACAAAAGACTATAATGTTGCTGTTGAGTTTGGATATTTCACAGGCGCAGACCATCCAATTGTAATTGAATTTTCGAATGCTGATAAGGTCAAGGGATTTGATTTAGGTAAGTACATGCCTGACTTAAATAGAAGAATGGAGCAAGAAGAAGTATTGTTGCATAACGATGCCAGATATTTAGTAAAAGATATAGTCGGAAAAGATGGTGGAATCCATGTATTAGCTGATTTCTTGACGGAAAAAGATAAGAAAAAAAGAAAATAGTAATAATCAGTTGTAAAAGCAAGCAGGTAACGCAATCGTTGTTGATGTGTTAGCTGCTATTTTTGTGCAATTGTTTAATTAAAGTCAGACAAGGAATATCGCTACCTTATGACTAGACCTGGACAAGTCTATAAAAGGTCTTTTTTTATTTGGAGTATTACTCAAGAGGTTAAGAGGGTTGTTTGCTAAACAACTAGGGCATTACTGCTGCGTAGGTTCGATTCCTACATGCTCCGCCATAGTCATGGACACGACTTTAAAAGGTCTAATTTTTATTGCTCAGAAAGAGCGGAAAGGATGATAAAAGATGAAAGAAACTTCAAGGGAAGAATTTAACTTAAAGGGTCTAATTCCGATGAATCTACAGTTGTTTGCGGATGAAGAAAACATAGAAGAACAAGAAACACAAGAAAGCGAACAACAAGAACAAGTAACGTACACACAAGAAGAATTTGATAAACAACTTCAATCAGAAGCGGATAAAAGAGTTACTGAAGCACTTAAAACAGCTAAGGCAAAATGGGAATCCGACTACAAGGATAAGTTAAAAAAAGAAAAAGATGAAGCTGCTAGATTAGCAAAGATGAGTGCGGAAGACAGAGCAAAAGAGGAGTTCGAAAAGCAAAAACAAGATTTCGAAGCAGAAAGAAAGCAATTCGAACGCGACAGATTGGAGTTACAAGTTAAGAAAGATTTGAACGAACAAGGATTGAATGAAAGTTTTTCAAGCTTTTTAATCGGCGAAGATGCTGATAGCTCACTTGCAAATATCAAAGCTTTTAAAGGTGCATGGGACAAGGCTTTATCTGAAGCAGTAAAAGAAAAATTAAAAGGAGAGCCACCAAAGGCAAGTCCTGGACAATCAGAAACACAAGATGTGTTTGAAAGGCTAAAAGAAAAATACAAATAAAAGGAGAAAAAACAAATGGCTATTAAGATTTATACAAGTCAATACGCAGGTTTATTTCAAGAAGTTTTCAAGAAAAAGCAACATTTCTTAAGAACTTTTGGCGGAAATGTACAAGCGAAAGACGGAATAACAGAAAACGAAACATTTTTAAAATTAAAAGTATCGGATACAGACGTAACTATTCAAGAATACAACACTGGAGCAAACGTAGCATTTGGTACTGGTACATCAAATTCAAACAGATTTGGAGAAAGAAAAGAAATCAAATCTATTGATAAGACTGTACCTTATGAGGCACCACTTGCAATTCACGAAGGTATTGATAGATTCACTGTAAATGACAACGCTGAACAAGTCGTGTCAGAAAGAAGCGCTTTGCACGCTGAGGCTTGGACAGAAGAATTAAATAAGTTGATGAGCAAGGCATTATCTGATAACGCATCAAAAACACTTACTGGAGATTTAACAGAAGATGGTATTTCTAAATTATTCGCGGATGCACACAAAGAATTTATCAATAATCACGTATCAAGAGATATTCAATGGGTAGCTTACGTAAATTCAGACGTTTACAACTTATTAGTTGAACACAAATTGATGACTACTGCTAAACATTCAGATACTAACATTGATAACGGCACTGTAAACAAATTCAAAGGTTTTGTAATCGAAGAATTAGCGGATAGCTACTTCCAAAAAGGCGAACAAGTTGTATTTGCAGCTGATAACGTTGGTGTTGTTGGTGTTGGTATCGAAGTGTACAGAGTTGTGGATAGCTTAGATTTTGCAGGTGTTGCAATTCAAGCTGCTGCTAAATACGGAAAATACATTCCTGAAAAGAATCAAAAGGCAATTTTAAAAGCTAAATTAAAAGCACCTACAGCTACTGCGTAGTAGATGATGACTATGGATAAAAAAGAAAAGGCTAGATTCCTTATGCGAGATGAGGTCAATGAAGCGGTTAGCGATGATTTGCTTGACTTCAATTTTGATCTCATCGAAGCAGAGGTGCTTAGCTATTGCAACAGGATAGATTTCCCAACTGGTCTTATGCTCATAGTAATTAAGATGGTGGCTGAATACACACAAGCAAACTACTATAAGGATAAAGTCGCCAAAGACATAGCAGAGGGAAAGATTGGCAAAGTGTCAAGCGTTACGCGTGGCGATACGACTATTTCATACGGCGATAATGCTAGAGTTACTGAGCTTGGATCTCCTTCGTTTGCAAACATAGACGAGTTTTTGGGAAACTACGCTGATCATATAGTCAAGTACAGAAAGATTAGATCACTATGACAAATCCTATTTTCGAAAATGAGGCTGAAATCTTAGCTCAAACATACTATCACACAGCAAAAGTTTTGAGAGCTGGACATACAATTGACGAGCTAGGATTTGACAGCTTTAAGGATGAGGTTGTGTACGAAAAAATACAATGCGCAGTCTCTTTTAGTTCTGGATCAACGGAAAATATATCAGACACTACTCAAGCAATTCAGTATATAGCAATTTTATTTGCAAGACCTGAGATTGACATAAAACCAGGCGACTGGATAATCGCTGATGTATTGGGTAATACGTATGAATTTAGAGCAGGAGAGGGCGTTGTGTATCAATCTCATATCGAAGTACCACTTATGAGGAAAGGTGACGCGTAATGGCTATCAGAGTGGATATAAAAGGGCTAGATGATTCGTTGAAGAAGCTGAAAGATTTGCCACACATATTTGATGAAGAATTATCGAAAGCGATGAACGATGAGGGCTTGGATTGGCGAGATGACGTAAGAGCAAACACTCCAGTTGATACAGGAGATTTGCGAAGGTCGTGGGTATTCGCAGGTGTTGAAAAAAGTGGATTCATTTTTGAAATGGATTTGTCAAACAACTTGGAATACGCTGATTATGTTGAATACGGACATAGACAAGAGCCAGGAAGATTTGTTCCTGCTATCGGTAAAAGATTAAAAGCAAACTACGTTAGTGGATACTACATGCTAAGAGACGGCACAAACAGACTTGAAGAATCACTGCCAAAATCACTTGAAGAAGCTATTGCGATTGCGAGGTCGAGATTAAATGATTAGCGTAAAAGATGTATTTGTTGCTATTAATGATACGTTGAGAGCTTTATTCCCTGGCGCGAAAGTGTACAAGGAAAGAATAAAAAAGCTTGATACTCCGTCATTAAGTGTGGAATTGGTGAGCATATCAACTCCGCAACATAGCAAGCATATTATAAACAAAAAAATAGACTTGGATATCATTTATTTTGCGAAAAAAAATGAAGTTGGAGAGGCGCTTGAAGTTTGTGACAAACTGATGAGCGCTTTTTCTATGGGAATGTATGTCAGAGACTACACGAAAGATAAGCAAATTTACGATAAAAGATACATTCACTGTTTACAAGCTCCCGAATATAAGCTTGTGGACCAAGACTTACATTTCTTGGTGAAGTTTGAGTTCGCGGATGAATTTAATCCAAGCTATTTGAATGACAGAAAAGAAATGAAAGATTTCAACAAAGACACATCAGGAATCAAACTTGATGAGGTCAAGGATTTGATTTCAGACAAAAAAGATGAAACAGAAAAGAAAAATCAAGATTTTGCTAAAGATGTTGATTTTAAAGATGAAAAACAACGAAAAGCCTACGAAGAAGAGGGCTTGAAGTACATGGATAAATTATCCATAAACTACAAATTATAGGAGGAAAGAATGGGAACAATGGGACTACCAAAAATCAAAATTACTTTTGAATCCATGGGTCTTACTGCCATCCAAAGAAGTGAACGAGGAATCGTATTGCTTTTAATAAAAGGCACAAAACCAGAGGAACAAGGCTCATACAAATTCACAAGTCTTTTTGATTTACCTGAGAAAAAAACATTTAGCGATGATGTTTTGAAATACATCAAATTAGCGTTTGAAGCTGGACCAAGGAAAGTTCTTGTGGAAGTATACGGAGAAAAAAATCCACTTACTGATGTAACAAACAAACTAAAACTTGTTAAATTCAACTACTACGCAACACCAAATGCAAGTGCAGAAGATTTGAAGGCTATTCAATCATGGCACGAGAAAGAAACTAAAGAAAAGGATAGAACGATTAAATATGTTGCATTTAACTTCGCAGCAGATAGCGAAACTGTAATCAACTGGGCTGTGCCAAGCGTAACTTACGATGGACAAAAATACACTGGACAAGAATTTACAGCTTTGATTGCAGCACAACTTGCAGCGTTGCCACTTACAAGGTCATTCACTTACTTCTCTTGGCCGTTGCTTACTGATGCAGAATTACTTTTTGCAGAAGATGAGGATAAGGCGGTCAACGAAGGAAAGTTATTTTTAACATTCGATGGTGAAGATTACAAGATTGCTAGAGGTGTTAACTCTTTTGTTACAACCAGTGCTAACAAGGGAGAAGATTTCTCAAAAATCAAAATTGTTGAAGCTATGCACTTGATTAAGGATGACATCAGAGAAACATGGAATAACCACTACGTAGGTAAAATCCTTAACACTTACGCAAATAAGCAACAATTTATAGCTTTAATCAACAGAGTATATTTTGCAGAATTGAAAAATTCAGTTCTTGAAGATACAGACAAAAACAGAGTGGATATAGATTTCGAAGCATGTTATAGATATGCGGTTAAGCGTGGTGCCAAGGTAGATGAAATGACTGACCAACAAATCAAGGAATTCAACACGGGAGCTAACGTGTTCTTGAACGGCAGAATTTCAATCTTGGATGCAATGGAAGATTTGTATATCAATTTCTGGAACGAATAAAAGGAGGATTAAATGTCAGATTTAAGCCAAAACAGAGGATATAGAAGAATCGCTGGTGCTTGGGGTAATCTTCACATTGATGGCGAGTTGATTTTCGAAGTTGAAAATTTCAACGCAGAAATCGAAGCACAAAGAGGCGATGTATATGTAAATAATAACCTAGATAGTAAAATCACAGGGCTTGCTGGTAGCGGTTCATTTACTATCAAACACGTGTATACAAGAGGTATTAAAAAGTATTTAGACGTATTGAAAGCTGGTCGTGATCCACGATTCGTTGCATCTGTATCACTTGAAGACCCTGATGCAGTTGGAGGACAAATTGAACGTGTCAACATTGGTAACTGCTGGATTACTAAGTTGCCTTTATCAAATTTCGACAAATCCGAAGTTGTTGAAAAAGAGTATGAGTTTGGTTTTACTCCAAACGATGTGGATATTGCTGAAGGAATTTATTAGGAGATTAAAGATGGCTTTAAATGCGAAAGAATTAATTAAAAAAAGAGACCTCATTAATCAAAAAAAGAATAAAGAAATAGAAATAGAAGTGCCTGATACGGGCACTTTTCTTTTTAGACTTCCAACATTGGAAGACTATGAGGATTCGGAAGCTTATGCAAAAAGCAGAAAAAAACAAATATTGGCTAACAATTATTTGATACATGCTTGTTGTATTGAGCCGAATTTGAGAGATGAGGAGTTATTGAAAGAGTTTGAGTGTAAAGAACCTGTGGAAATCGTGGATAAAATATTCATGATTGGCGAGATTACAAGTATTGCTGATACTTTAGTTAAAAAAGCAGGATTCGACAAGGATAACATCGAGGTTGTGGATAAGATAAAAAACTAATGTTGGGTAACGATGCAGAAATGCAAATCGTTGCCTATATGTTGGACAAAGGACACACTTTTGATTATATCTTTGGCTTGGACACTTACGAGCGATTACTTGTATTAGGTGCAATTGATGCGCACTACGAGATGGAGGCTAAAAAATGGCAATTAGAGAGAAAGTAGTCCTTGTCGATGAATACTCACAAAAAGCTAAAAGGATAGAAAGTTCAACTTCCGCGATGGGCGAAGCTATGAAGAAGATTAAAGGGACGGCTGCCGCGATGGGTTCTGCCCTTAAATCTGCCTTTGATAGAAGCTACAAAGTCAATATTAATGAGATTGGCTCAGAAGAAATCAAGGGCAAGGTTAATAATCTTCAAAAAAGCTTAAACTCAATCAGTAAAGGCACATATAAGGTCGATATTAGCGCTAAAACAAGCGTACTGGATAAGATGAAAAGTAACTTATCCTCAGTAAAAAGCGAGTTCGGAAAACTTAGCAAGATTAAAGATGAAATTAACGGATTTAAGAATAAAACTATTAAATTCAGAGCTGATGTAAGCACATTGAAAAAAGCACGAAAAGAAGCAAAAAGCTTATCTAAGCAACTAACAGCTTTTACTGGTAAAAAGCACAAAGTTAGAGTTGATTTCGAAAAATCGTCAAATCTTATGAAGTTCTTCGGTGGCGGATTCAAAGAAAAATTATCGGTTATCGGCGGTGGTTTTAAGAATGTATTTAGCAGCATCGGAAGCAAATTCAGTTCTTTTGGATCAAGCTTTAGAAGAAATCAAGGCAATGATTCGGGCGGTGGATTTGGCGGTGGAAGTATTATGAAATCCATCATTGGTGGTAACTTGATTACAGGTGCTATCACTAAAGGATTGAACGCTTTATCAAATGTTGCAAAATCAACGATTGGCGCAGGTTTTAACAGACTTACAAGCATTGAATCGGCTAAGGCTAGATTAAGAGGTTTTGGATACGATAATAAAAAAGTAAACCAAGTTACAAAAGCTGCGACTGCTGCTGTTACTGGAACTCAATACTCAATGGGAGATGCAATGACTGCATCGTCAGGTGCTATCGCCGCTGGAATTAAACCTGGGGAGCTTGAAGGATACTTGAAAGAAGTAGGAAACGCAGCGGCTGCGACTGGTTCAGACTTCAATGAAGTCGCAAGTATTATGAACAAGGTTAAGACGACTGGACACTTACAAGCAGATGAAATGCGACAATTATCGGACAGAGGACTTCCTGTATTAGCTAAATTAGCAGAAAATGCGGGTGTATCTGTAGATGAAATGAGCAAGAGAATTTCAAAAGGCAACGTATCATTCGATGAGTTCAGAAACGCGGTTAAAAAAGCATCTGGTACTGCTGCTGATGAAGTGGCGAAAACTTGGGGCGGTGCTAAGGACAACTTCAAATCGGCATTATCAAAACTTGGTGCTGGACTGTTAGGTGGAAACGACAAAGAAGACGGAGAGCAAGGCGGATTATTCGGAATGATGACACCTGGATTGCTTAAGGTAAATAAGTTACTTAACGATTTAGTTCCAATTTTTAAAGACGCTGGAGACAAGATAAAAGATTTTGTGACTACTGGATTTGAAAATTTGAAAGGTGCATTCAGTAAAGTTAGCGAGTTTTTATCGCCAGTTTTCGAAAAGATGAAAGGTGCATTCGACCAAGTATCAAGCAAGATTGCTGAGGTTTGGGGACCACTTAAAGAAAAATTCACAACTGTATTTGATAAATTATCGGAAGCATTTGCGCCACTTAAGGATGCGTTAAGTTCATTATTTGGCGATATGGTTGAAAGGGACGGTAACGTATTGACAACGGCTATAGACTTATTAGCTCAAGGATTAAGTTTCTTGGCTGACGTTGTTCTTGCTGTAAGTCCTATAATTCAATCAGTGGCTGAGTGGATATCTGCAAATGTAATTCCTGTAATTTCAGAGATTGTATCGTGGATAGGTGGAACATTAATACCTGCTATTGCATCAGTTGTCAGTACAGTTATGGGAACATTAATTCCTATAATACAAACATGTGCAAGCTTTATATCATCGTATGTTGTTCCAGTATTACAAACACTAGGAAATATCATAATGGGGATAGTAATAGCTGCTTTCAATGCAGTTGCCGCTATAGTACAAACGGTAGTAGGTGTATTTAATACGCTTGTCAGTGCTGTTGGTGCTGCTGCGAATGCTTTATTTAGTTTACCAAGCAAGATTGCAGGAATGGTAGGAAATGCTGTTGGTGGTGCTGTTAGCAAGGTTAAAGGCTTTTTAGGATTTGGAAAAAATGCGACTGGTACTGAATACTTCCAAGGTGGTCTTACAAGAGTTAACGAACGTGGAGAAGAAATGATTCAACTTGCGCGCGGTGACAAGATATATCCTGCTGGAAAAACGGACAGAATTATCAGAAACGAAGTCAAGAATAATAATTCTAGGACTGTGGATAGGTCAGTTGATAGTAGTTCTATTTTGATTAACATTAATGGAGCTAATATGACAAATAAAGACGTTGGACGTGTTATATCCGATGAATTAAAGAGATTGGGGGTAGTTGTATGACGATGCAACAATTAGTGCTAAGTTTTGAGAATAGGTCGGAAGTGTTAGAACTTCCGTGGCCTCTTCAAGAACATAGCCTGGGAAATCCTCATAATACCTATACTTTTAACACGATAAACACTGGAGAGGTACTTGCAATTGGACGAAAGAAGTTAAAGGAATTGACGATAACATCAACATTCCCATCCAAGCAGTATCCTTTTTTATTGTCTAAAAAATTCCCTGAACCTAATGCGTGTATACAAAAAATTGAGAAGTGGCGATTGTCGGGTAAGCCAATCAGAGTTGCTATTATGGATACTGACATTAACTTGGCGATGGCTATAGAATCTTTTGAGTATGGACACGCTGATGGTGATGGTTCAGGTGATGTAGTGTTTACATTGAGTTTGAGAGAATACTCATATTTGAATGTTGAAAGGTCGAAAAAGGCGACAAAATCAAGACAGTTGAAATCAAGACCAACGGAGAAAAAGAAGAGTGTATCAAGCTATGTGGTTAAAAAAGGCGATACACTTTGGGATTTAGCGGACAGAAACTTAGGTTCTGGAAGAAGATGGAGAGAGATTGCAAAGCTTAACGGAATCAAGAATCCTAGAAGATTGCAAATCGGTACGAAGTTGAAGATTCCACCAAGGAGCAAGAAATGATAACGATAAAAATGATTGCTACAGATTCGAACGGAACTTCAACGGACATTTCAAAATATGTTGGCGATGTTGAGGTGTCAGGGTCGATAAAAGAATCGACTAGAACATTAACTTTTAAAGCATTGCGCGCTGATGTGGATAAGTCTTTTGAAGCGTATAATCTCAATCTTGGCGATAGGATAAGCTGTACTGAGATATTCGAAGAAGGTGGCAGCAAAAAGTTCTTCGAAGGTGTTGTGTGGTCAAAGTCAACTAAGGATAACGACGTAGCTATTGATGTTACTTGTTATGACAAGTCAATTTATCTGAATAAAAATGAGCCAAAGACACAAGCATTCGCGAATAAAACCGCGGACGATGTGGCAAGAAATGTTATAGGTTCACTTGGGTTGAGTGTAGGTGAATTGGCAAAAACTAGGAAATTTTCATATAACTTAAGAGGATTGACTGGATACGATGCAATTATGGCAGCGTACACAAAAGATAGCGAAAAGACTGGAAAGAAGTATAAACTTGTCGATATCGATGGAAAAATCAATGTTTACGAAGCAGGAAAAGAGCATCCGATTGTTCTTGAAGAACTTAACGAGGCGAAAGTTGGAAAGCTACTAGATACGTCATACAAGGAAAGTTTAGATGAACTTGTTAATGAGGTTAAGGCGATTGAGGACAAGAAAAAGGACAAGAAGAAAAAAGCAAGCATAGATGCAAAGAGCCAACGACGATTTGGGAAAATACAAAAAGTACTGAAAGGCGATTCAACTGGTGTTTCAGGATTGATGAAAGGTGCTAAACAAGAGATTGAGGTTAGTTGCATTGGCGACTGGGATATGGTAGCTGGAAAGTCAATAGAATTGAAATCGTCGATAATAAGCGGAAAATTCTACATTGAATCGGATAGTCACAAGCTTGATGATGCTGTTCATACTGTGGATTTGAAGCTTACAAGCGAGTTGGAAATGGACAAGAAAGGAGAGAGCAGCAAGAAGTAATGGATGGAATGATGAGGGACATAAAAGATTTAAAGGGTAAAAAAGATGCTACAGAAATCGGCATCGTGACAAGTATTAAGCCTTTTGCTTTTAGTATTAATGATGTTGAATACTCTTCTAAAGACTTCACGATTTATCTACCTGCTGTGGATAGAATCAAGCAAACAGACGAAATCAAAGTTGAGACACAAGACGATAACCCACATTTAACGCATACGACAAACCAAGGTAAGGCTTTTGTAGATATCGGAGATTTGGAGCTTGAACCTGATCAGTACGAAAAAAGATTTCTTGTAGGAGACCTAATCGATGTTACTGATCGTGGCGATTCTTTTATTGTCCATGGACGACTTATAAAAATAGGTGAGGAAAAAGAATTGCACTCACCAACACATAGGGGGTAAAAATGGCTATATTACCAGTTTCTATGAGTTACGTTGAAAGCGTGGACGAAGATGAAGAAATATTAGAACGTGAAGGGTTTTGCGAATATGCTTATGATTTCGAGAATAACGAGCTGAAGACGAAAGATGGAAAGCATTATTACGTATACGGCAATGAAGCTATGAAGATATGGATATATAAGGCGATGATTACTAATAGATTCAGACATAGTGCGTATACGGATAAATTTGGTACTGAAATCTATAGTTTGATTGGCGAAGTTATTTCATCAAAATTCAAACAAGCTGAGATAAAAAGATATATCACTGAGGCGGTGATGGTGCATCCTTTTATGGTGTCAATTAATAAGATTGATATGACAAGCTTGAAAAGTGGCTTGAACGTGGATGTTTACTACACAACTGTATTCAGTGATGAGATTGTGAGGGTATCATGTCAGGTACGAATAGAATAAGATTAGAAGATATTAATTGGCTAGAAATAGCTAAAAGAATGAAAGACGACTTGAAGAATCCTCCAAACAAAGTTGAGGGTTCTTTTGCGAGTGACAATATACAATCTGTAGCGAAAGAGATTGCAAAGTATTACGATTACGCGAATTGGCTTAACGACATGCACTTCGTGGAGACTGCTGAGGGCGAGTATCTGGACAAGAAGGCTAAAGAGGTCGGTATTGAGCGTAAAGGCGCGACATATGCGACTGGTGTTGCGACATTCTACGGCAAACTTGGTACTGTAATCAATTATGGTACAGTGATCACTGCAAATGGAGTAGACTTCAAGACTACAGAGATGGCGACTATAACAAAAGACTCAGTAGTTATTCCTGTGAAGTCTTTAAATACAGGGATTGGCGTAAATGTTGGAAAGACTGACAATGTGGATTTCAAGATTGACGGAGTTACTCGCGTAGTGTTCGGTGGTGCTAGTGGCGGTAGTGATATTGAAGATGATGAACATTTAAGGGAAAGGACACTTCTTCGAATGCGCTATCCTGGATCAAGTGGAAACAAATATCACTACATGCACTGGGCGATGGAAGTCGAGGGAGTTGGCAGAGTTAAAGTATTTCCGTTATGGAAAGGTAACGGCACTGTAAAGGTGTCAATCCTGGATAGTAACAACGACATAGCAACTAAGGAGCTTATTGACAAGGTAAAAGAACACATAGACGGTAACGCAAACGACACTGGAGAGGCACTTGCACCAATTGGAGCGACACTCACTGTGTCTACTGCGAAAGCAAAGGTAATCAACATAAAAGCGAAGATAAATTTGCTAAAAGATTACGAACTAAGTGGAATTGTGGAAGCTTTTAAAGCGAATATGAAGAAGTATTTGAGTGATATCGCATACAAGGACACTAAGCTAACAGTTGCAAGGGCTATCGATATTTTGTGGAACATCGAGGGTGTTGAGGAAATTGTTAGCTTGAATATCAACGATACATCGGACAATATCACTGTTAAAGATGAGGAGATCCTCAAACTTGGTGAGGTGGTTATCTCATGATAGAGACTAGATTTTCAAGAAGATTGCCGAAGTATTTGAATCAGATATCCGACATGAACGATTTATTCATAGCTGAGGATAAAGAGTTTGATAGAATTGACAACAGATTAGGCGATTTTGAAAATGCACTTTTTGTGAGTGGATTGAAATTTCTAAAAAATCCTGAGCCGATACTGAGAAGGTTAGAGGATCAATACGGACTTCCACATAATCTGAGTGTTGAGAAAAGAATACAGAGGATAATCACGAAGATGAATGGCACGAAGGTGTGCAACATCAAGACGATAATCGACTTGTGCGATAGTTACGGATTTTACGCAAGGTTTGTTCCAGAGTATGAAAAATACAACTTCATACTCAAGGTATTTAATAACTTGTTGGATAGACACGTTATTAGTGACATTGAGGAAATCAAACCTGCACATCTTAACTTTTTGATTCACACTGTATTCACTTCATCGCTTGATTTAATCACGAAATACGCTGATTTATCATATGACTACACACTGTGTGGCGAAAGAAAGTGCGCAACTGTTTATCGTGATAGATATGTTGGTGAAAATGTTGAGGTGGTTATTGGTGTTAATACGGCAGAAAACACAAGCGATTACGAATACATCGTTCCAAGCGCTGGCACTAGAATGTGTGGCGAAAGTACAGATATTGTATATCAACAAGATTTAACGAGTGACGATGTATACGAATTTACGGAGGATGATTGATGATAGCTAAAGAATTCATAAATGAATTAACAGAGTATATCAAAAATAGGATTAAAAAAGCAGCAGTAACATTGGATGGAAAAGATACAGAGGTCAACATTTTAAGGATTGACTGTGAAGAAAACGTACTGAAAGTATACGTAAATATGGGTAATGGCAAGGGAGAAATCACTGACATCAAGCTATTAGGTGAGGATAACAAAGTAATTATATCTAAGCCACGAGACATAAAGAAAAATAATACTTTTGGTGTTGTGTGTACTTTTTATGTAAGGATTCAGGAAGTTGAGGATATCAAGCCAAACACTATTTTTGATATCGAAGGAGTAAGAGAATGAGAAGTTTTAACTTAAATGATTACTACACGAAAAAAGAAGAGGAATTGCTCAAAGATTACGACGAATACGAGTATGATTTGATTAAATGGAAAGACCATATTCCAGAGTTCGGCGATACAAAAAAAGAGATAATTCTGAAAAAAGACAAAGACGGACACGAAATCGTAAAGCATGAAAGATTTGATGGCAATGTATTCCAAGAAGGCACAGCAGTAAACGCTGAAAACCTTGGATATATGGACTACGGAATTTTTATGATGCATGGAAAACTAAAAGAGTTGTACGAAAAAATGACAGCGATGCAACTACAAATGGCTACAATGCTGAGACAAAACCAAAACAACATGGCTCACAATATGTTCTATGCAAATGCGAAAAACATCGGAACTGATATTGTGATTGTTGAAGGATACTACGATGAAGTTAACGCGAGAGGAGTTGTATAATGTACAGTTGGAAAAAATTAAGAACGACACCGAATTCTGGAGCAAGAAACAAATGGGTTAACATTTCTTATATCGTATCGATTGAAGATCTAATCAAAAGAGAAGACTTCTCACGATTTTTCATTACAGACGATTATAAATACAATTATCAAAAAGATGATGTTATAGACCACTATTTTAATCCAAGAAGCTTTGGAAGTTTAAAGGGAAAGTATGAATTCTTAGGAGTAACTTATAAAAGTGGATTAGGCAATGCTTTTAAGGTACTTGACAAAGTTCATAACAAAGAAATACTTACTAGAGAAATTGGCTACGAAAATGAAAATGGAGTACAATTCGGGTTTGAATTAAAGTTTAATTTACAAACGACTTACAGTGTTTTTATTAATTTGGCAAGTTTAAGCGGAAGACAGGAAGATTATTATGGATATGATTTTAATTTTGGAGATTCTTGGAACGATGATAATTTTAGTGTCACATCGTCTAATCCTTATGAATATCCTGATAAAGGAATGAAAAATGGATATCTATATATTAAAGAGTGTCCAGGAAATACTGCTCCAGTGTTGGATAACTATATAAATTTAAGTAAAAGAAAGTTAAATGGATATTCTGACAGCGTGAACATATCCTGGAGGAGTGCAGCAGATTCAGAAAATAACCTTGAAGGATACAGGCTATATGTTCATAAAGGCTCAAACACTGAGTTGATTTATACAGGAAGTAGCACAAGCTATACTTACAGAATTAGCGGTGCTACAAGACCATACGAGTTAAGGTTCTATGTAGAGGCATTCGACAGTGAGGGCGAAAAATCAGACAGAATACAAAGCTCAACTGTAAGCGTGTTCGTGCCAAGCGCACCAAGGATAAGCGGAAATGACGCAGACCTTGGAACAAAGAATAATTCATTTGACATCTCATACATCGTGGAAGACGATGATGAGGACGATAGCATATCAGTGACTATCAAGGTCGATGATAATGTTGTTAAGACTGAAAGCGCTGTGTCGACTGGTTTTAAAAAGACATTTAATGTGGATACAAAGCCTTTATCATTTGCAAGACACACTGTAACAATCATAGCTAAGGACAAATATGGCGGAACAGATACGAGAATCTACACATTCACGAAATCAAACAAGGCACCAACAATTAGCGGATATGACACAAATCTTGGAGAAAAACGTTCGGCTTTTAGTGTTAAATACACGATACACGACGATGACAACGACAGCGTAACTGTAGTTGAAAAGCTTAACGGAAGTATCAGAAGAACATTATCAAACGTTCAAAAGGACGTTGAAATAAGCTTAAACATATCAGAAAGTGATATCAAGAGCTTAACTGTTGGCAAGAAAAATACTATCGAAATTGTGGCAAGTGATAGCCGTGGAGCTACTGCGTTTAGAAGATATTACTTCACTAGAAACAACTTAGCACCTACAATCAGTGGTACGGATAAACATATGGGAGTAATCGGCGATAAATTCGAGTATGTGTTCTCAATCAGTGATGTTGAGAAAGATACGATATACTACTCAACATATTTGGATAACAAGCTTTTGAGTAAACAAGTTAAAGCAGTTGACGGCAAGAAGTATGCAACTGTAATTGAAGGAATGGATATGATTAGGCTTGAACCAGGAAAGCACACTTTTAAGATCGTGGCAGTGGATGCTCAAGGTTCAAAAAGCGAAAGAATAATAACATTCTCAAGGGATGTACAAACACTGATTATGATGTTAAAAGAGCCATTTGCAACGGATGTTCAAAGTAAAAAGGTGCTTGTAGCTCCTGGTTGGGATATTGCGAAAGGTGCAGAACATAGAGTAGAAGTATGTAATAATGGATTCGACACAAATCCAACTTGGGAAGATGCTACTGCTATGGTGGATTTGGATAAGGCTTATGTTTTCCAAAACAACAGAAAAACTGCTGAAAAGTGGGGAGTAAATATCAGACTAATGATAGAAAGAAAGGCTGCTAAAACAAACAGCTATATCACTGGAATCGGAGGTGCTTTTGAATAATGATTTTATTTAATCCAAAAAATGTTAGTGAAATTCAAAAAGAAAACGAATTGAAACAGTTCGACAAAGCGGATGAAAAGTACGCTTATGTGTTGAAGGTAATGGAAGATGTAAAGTACGAAAATCAAAGCGTATCGGCTGAGATGAGTGTACTAGTAAGCGATGCTGTTGTGGAAACTCAAAAAGCAATTGCTGAGTTGATGATGATGTTACCAGGAATGGGAGGAATGGATAATGCTTAAGTTGGATAAGAATAGTGCGTTGGTTAGAGTGTGGGTTAATCTGATAATTCAAGGAGAAAAACGAATTGAGGATTGTCCTACATTTTTTAATTTGAGAAATGCAGTTGAAGAAGTATTGAAAGAAGAAGAAAAGGGGGATAAATAATGTTTAAATTAAATAAGAATAGCGCTTTGGTAAAAGTTTGGGTATCGTTGATTATGGCAGGAACATATACAATTCAACAATGTCCGACTTTTTTTAATTTACGTAATAGCGTAGAGGAAGTATTGAAAGAATTAACTGAAGAAAACAAAGAAACACACGAAGAGCCTACATTATAGGCTCTTTTTCTTAGGTGGATATTATGAGCATTATTAAATTAGGACGATATCTTTTTGAAAGAGACACAAAGGACAAACTACTTGAAAAGGATGCTGTACTTCTAAAGGGCGAAATGGCTATCGAAACAGACACGATGTTAGCCAAGGTTGGTGACGGAGTGCGTACTTATAGCCAACTTCCTTACGCGTTCCGTGGAGAAAAGGGCGAAAAAGGTGAGCCTGGAGTTCAAGGTATTCAAGGTAAAGTAGGTGCAACTGGACCTCAAGGAAAGCAAGGTATACAAGGAGAACCTGGACCAAAAGGAGAGCCTGGACCAAAAGGAGACAGAGGGCTTAAGGGAGACAAAGGAGATATCGGAAAAACTGGTGCAAAAGGAGACAAGGGAGATCCTGGAACTGGTATAAAAGTTTTAGGCGTTAAAAATAGCACTTTCGAACTTCCAAAGACGGCAGCAGACGGCGATTGCTACTTCGTGAGTGGTCATTTGTATGTGTACGCTTCGAGTAAATGGTCAGACTTAGGAAATGTCAAGGGCGAAAAAGGCGAAAAAGGAGAACCTGGAGCTGATGGCACACCTGGAGAGCGTGGACTTAAAGGTGACAAGGGCGATCCGGGAGAAGCTGGACCAACTGGACCACAAGGACCACCAGGAAAAGCTGGTGCGACTGGATTAACTGGACCACAAGGACCTCCAGGTCCAAAAGGAGATACTGGTGCTAAAGGTGAACCAGGACCAACTGGTCAAAAGGGAGACAGAGGTCTTCAAGGCGCTCAAGGATTTAAGGGTGACAAAGGAGAACCTGGAAAACCAGGGGAAAGAGGACCACAAGGACCAAAGGGCGACTGCGTAGAATTGACTGTTAAGCTTGATGAACATCTTGAAAAAATAGCTACTGATTGTGTTGATGTGTCTAATGATGTGGATACACTTAAAAAAGATGTACAAACTTTAAATAACAAAGTTAGTAACATTTCGACTGATAGAGTTACAGTATCTAGTGGTGGATATTTGAAGTTTTGGACTGGGACTCAAAGTCAATATAATTCGATATATTCAAAAGATAGCAACACGATTTATTTTATAACGGAGTAGAAAAATGATAAGCAAGATACCAAAATCAGTAGGAAATAAGGGTGTTATAAAGGTCGTTAAAGGTATTGACTTGGTGTGGGAGAAGAACACAATTCCCGATAATAATTCTGTGTCGTGGAATATCAATAAAGATATATCTCCGTACGCAAACGTCGTAATTGTCCCTCGAGAATATCAAGACATTGTAAGAGGTAAAGATATAAAATCTGTAGAATTAGTTGGGATAGGAACTATAACTAATGGCATTAAAAATAATACTCCATTCATATCTTTTTCAAAGTCGTTTGACGAGATATTTGGGATTACGAAAAAAATACCAATTAACACAAAAATAATAATTAATCTTTAACAGTAAAGGAGCGTAAAACGTTGGAAAATACACATTTATACGGGGGGGGGTAGTACAAGTTATGTAGTACCCTACGATTGCTTATGATTAAGTTTGTAAGCAAAGATTTTAAGGATATCAAGATAGGTGGTAAACAAGTAGTGAAGGTCATGCAAGGAATTGATGTTGTTTGGGAGAAATCAGTGGTTAAAACTATATCATGGACTATAAGTAGTCAAGTATCACCTTTTGCCAAACAAATTAATATACCAGACTCTTATCAGTCAGAGCTTAAGGACAAACAACTATTATCCGTAAAGATAGGAGAGTTACAAGAAGTCTCACAGGAATACATTAAAGTTGTATTTCCGGCAGATCATAGATTCCAACCTCATATATCTTTTTCAAAATCTTTTGATGAGTTGTTGGGAATTAGTGACTGGATTTATGCAGGAACTCAAATCACGGTAACATATAAATAAATGGGCAACAAACGCTGAAAAATAAACATTTACACAAGGAGGCAGCATGGATGATATAAACAACAAGGTAACAAGGCTTGAGGGTGTAGTGGATACGCACGATGATAGCATAAGAGAAATGTGCATAAAAATTGAAGAAATAGAAAAAAACTACGATACGATTGATAGAAGGCTTATCGTGGTTGAGCAAAATATTAGTAATATCAATACGAATACCATTGAGATTAAAAGTGATTTAAGGGATTTGGTTAGAAAACGTGAAGAAGACCACTACATCAAGCCAATTCAAAAATCAGAAGCGTATAAGGATAAAGTAGTAATGGCGATTGTATCGTCAATTATTGCTTTTATGTTAGGAATTATACTTCCAAAGTTGATAGGTTAAGGAGGATTATATGAAGATTGTAGGTGTGGATGTATCAAAGTATAACGGATATCCAGATTGGGAAAAAGCTAAGCAAAGTGGAGTGCAATTTGCGATATTACGTCTTGGCAGCGGTTACAATGGTGGATATGTCGATAAAACATTTGAATACAACTACAGAGAATGTAAAAAAGCTGGTATCGGTGTTGGTGTATATGTTGCAAGTTATTTGAATATCAGTTCTGAAATCGATATGACTTTGAAAGCACTAAAGGGCAAACAACTTGAATATCCAGTTTATTTCGATATCGAAGATTTTAGCCTTGGTGGACGTAGTTACACGAATACACAACTAACTAATTATGCTGTTAGATACTGTTCAGAGGTTGAGCGTGCTGGATATTATGTCGGGATTTACAGCAATAAGGCTTTTCTTGATAGTCGCTTGTACTGGGAACGTATCAAGAAGTACGACATTTGGATAGCTCACTGGAACAAGGGTGTTAACTATGCTGGTAAATACGGAATGCATCAATACACAAACAAAGGTCAATGGCGTGGCATACCGTCTACTGGTGAGGGTGGAGTTGATACAAACTGGTGTTTTGTCGACTATCCAGGACTGATGAAGAAGTTGGAACTTAATGGTTATAAAAAACCAAAAGAGGAAGTGAAAGGACTTACGAAGATGGAAGAAGAAAAATTGTTGGACGAGATCAAGCAGACTGTGGTTACTTATGAGGACAGGGATTATGATAAAGCGGTGAAGATTGCTAAGCAACATAGAGCTGTGCTTGTTCCTGCTGAGTTAAATATGGATTTTGGAAAGATGAAGAGAAGTAAGGACACTATTATCGGGATTGGCGATAAAACTGGTAAGATTGAAGGCGAAAACTTCGGTATTACTGGATACTGCGATTATTTAGTGAGTGCAGACAAGGTCGATGAGTTTTTGAAGGATAGAAGTAAGTTTCTAAGGAGGAAATAGGAATGAAATTAGATAACAAGACTTATGATGTACTTAAGTGGATTGCTATAATATTTTTACCAGCTTTGACTACCCTTGTTGGTGGTGTTGGAGGTAAATTAGGGTATGAGCATATTGATTTAGTTGTGTATTGTATGGCTGCTGTGGATACATTTTTAGGTACGATACTTGGAATAAGTACAATTAACTATAATAAAGAAAAATAAGAGTTGAGTAAAGTTGAGTAAAGTTGAGTAAAGTTGAGATAGTTAATAGTGCTATCTCATTTTTTTATAAAAATAATCGTGCGACTAATCGTGAGTAATCGTGAGTTAATCGTGCGTAAATTGTACTAAGAAGATTAGCTATACGAAATGATAAAGATTTCGGGTACGCTTTGTTGGAATGTTGAATAAAATATAAATAAAATCGTGAAAAAATTTATAGTATATTGATAAAATCAAAATTTGTAACTTATTTTTACTACACAGGGTAGATTTTTGTCTACCCCCTTTTTAGTACCATAAATAGTGTAAGAAAGGAAGTAATTCCTATCTTGCACTATTTTTGTATAATGAAGAAGTAGT